CAGATAAAGCTACAAGATTTTGACGACAGAGTAGACATCATACCTGTTTCAGATCCTAACATTTTCTCGCAAAGCCAAAGAGTCACGTTAGCTCAAGAGCTTTTACAAATGGTACAGTCTAATCCTCAAGTGCATGGTCCGATGGGTATTTATGAAGCCTATAGACGTATGTACTCAGCATTAGGTGTGGATAATGTAGATTCATTGTTAATGCCACCACCAGACATGACACCAAAACCAATAGATGCTGGTTTGGAAAATGCTAGTCTTTTGATGGGACAACCAGCTCAGGCCTTCCCAGAACAGAATCATCAAGCACATATTGATACGCACCGAAGCCTTTTCTTTACAGATTTGGTTAAAGATAGTCCACAAGTACAAGCCTTGATAATAAGTCATTGCATGCAACACTTACAATTTTTAGCAGCTCAACTGGCACAAGAGCAAATGCCAGACGAAATGAAACAAAGAATTGCTGAAATACAAGCACAAATGCAACAAGTCACCCCGGAAGAAGCACAAATGATTGGTCAGCAAATACAGATGGTCAATGAACAATACAGTTCAGCAATTATGGCGCAGTTAGCAAATGATTTCTTACAATCAATAGGTATGTCTGGCGGAGGTGATCCTTTGGTTGACATAAGAAAACAAGAGTTGGATTTAAGAAACAAAGAGCTAGATATAGAATCACAACAATTTGACAGCAAACAAAGTCAAAGAGCTCAAGAGAAGATGATGGAGAGCGAATTACAACGTGAGCGCATGAATGTGCAAAAACAAATAGCAGATGATAAACTTGAGGTAGCAATAGATAGACTGAAAACCAATACAGATCTGAAATTGCTTGAATTAGAAAATAAAATTAAGGGGATATTATGACAACTTCCTACAAACTAGAGGCCATAAAGGCCTTGAAAGCTGCTAAAAAAGAAGCACGAGCTCAAGAAGAGGCAGATGCTAAAGCGGCAGCAGAAGCCGAGGAAATAAAGCACCAGGCTAATTTAGAAAGGATTTCTAGAAAAATGGCAAGGATTGAAGCTGGTTTACCAGTAGAAAATCCTGGAGAAGAAAAACCTAAAGAAACTACAGCAAAAAAGTCTGCTCCAAAAAAGAAAGCAGAACCTAAAAAAACTACAGCAAAAAAAGCATCAGCAAAAAAAAGAGGCAGACCAGCAAAGTCTAAGTAAATGGACGAAATTCAAGTCATAGACTTCATCAAGTCAAAAATTGGTGCAAGAGAGAAACAGATACAAGAAATTTTTATGTCTGGTGGCTTGAAAGATATGGAACATTACAAATATTTGCAAGGTGAGCTTAATGCTTTATACTTTGTTTTAGACGAAATAAGCAATAGAGGTAAAGAAATATAATGTCACAGGTAGTAGATAACAACGTAATGGCTAAAAAAGTAGCAGAGGCTTATGTGGATTTAGAGGATAGAGTATTAGATCCAGAAAAATTAGACGCCTCAATACTAGATCGCATGCCACAACCAACAGGTTGGCGCATGTTGGTTCTTCCTTACGCCGGGAAAGCAAAAACAAAAGGCGGAATTGTATTAGCAAAAGAGACTGTTAATCGTGAGGCTCTAGCAACAGTAGTAGCTTATGTGGTTAAGATGGGACCACAATGTTACAACGACAGCGCTAGATTTGGAGATAAACCTTGGTGTGAAGAAAAACAATGGGTTTTAATAGGGCGCTACTCTGGCTCTAGGTTTAAACTTGAGGATGGTGCAGAGGTACGAATCATCAACGATGATGAAGTAATAGCCACAATTCTTAATCCAGATGATATAGTGAGCTTATGACACCAGAAAATGACGTAAATGTAGCTCAACCAGAGGTTGAGGATATAGAGGTAGAAGTCACCGAAACAGATGCACCTGAGCAAGAGGCATCGAGTTCAAACGACGACGAGTTAGAAAACTATACAAAAAGTGTTTCTAAACGTATCAATAAACTAAATGCGAGAAATCGTGAAACCGAAGAAAGGGCAGCTCAGTTAGAAGCCGCTCTTAGACAAAAAGAAGCTGAGGTGCATGCTTATTATCAGCACGCAACACAAGCACAACAAAATCTTCTAGCTAAAGAAGAAGAAACAGTTGAAATCAAAGAAAGAGAAGCTAACGAGTTATACAAAAAGGCTCATGCTTCTGGTGATGCTGAGTTAATGTCTAAAGCTGACACACTAAAAAGTGAGCTTGCTTTACAAAAAGAAAAAGTAAGAATAGCCAAACAAAGACAAGAACAACAAATAAACACACAACAACAACCTCAACCACAAGTTCAGCAAGAACAACCCACACAACAGGTTGCACCGCCATCTGAAAAAGCGTTGAATTGGAAGAATAATAATCCATGGTTCGATCAGAACTTAGAGGCCACGGCCTGGGCAGAACATGTCCATAATACTTTGGCTGGCGAAGGTTATGATTTAGAATCAGATGATTACTATAACGAGTTGAGTGATAGAATTTATAAAGTTTATCCGGATCTTAGATCCGATAATGCCGAACAAAGTGAGGACAGGCCCGCTGTGCAAAGAGTCGCCTCCGCTTCTGTAGGAAGTCGGCAAAAAACACAAGGCAAAGAGAACGGCGTACGTTTTACCAAAAGTGAAGTCGAAACTCTACAAGGATTGAAGCCGCACGGCATGTCAGATGAAGCGTGGTTAAAATCTGTTGCTAAAGAAAAACAACGTATAGCGAATAGGGAGGTAAAATGACAGAGCAAAATAGCGAAAACGTACATTCCAGAACATCCCGTGAGTCCGAGTCTCACGATAAAAATTCTCGCAGACAACCATGGAGACCAGTTAGAAAACTAGAGACTCCTCCACCACCAGCTGGATATGAATATCGATGGATAAGAGAATCTATGCTAGGAGTAGAGGATAAGGCAAACGTGGCGAGAAGAATTAGAGAAGGTTGGGAACTCGTAAGAGGATCCGATTTACCTGACGAATACTCTTACCCCGTTGCTGAATCTGGTAGACATGCTGGTTTAGTTTATAGCGAAGGACTACTATTGGCGAAAATACCTACTGAGACTCGTGAGGAGCGTAATGCTTATTATGAGGATCAAACAGCTCGTAAGAAGGACGCGTTAGACAATAATATGTTTAACGAATCTCGGAAAGACGGGCGATATGTAAAGTATGACTCCGATAGAAAGTCTAATGTTACTTTTGGGAAAAAGTAACTAGATAAATAGGAGTAAATCTTATGGCAAATAAAGATGCCGCTTTTGGTTTAAAACCTGTTCGTCAAATGGGCGGAGCACCATATTCTGGAGGTCAATCCAGATATAGAATTGCTAGTGGAGCCACAACACCAATATTCCAAGGAGACTTGGTAACTCAGCTTACAGCTGGAGTTTTGGGGCGCCATGCCGCAACTGGAACTGTTCCGATTGTCGGAGTGTTTAACGGAGTTCAATACACCGATCCCACAACAGGCGAGCAAGTGTTTAAAAATCACTACCCGGGCAGTATTTCTGCTTCGGATATCATCGCAAGTATTATTGATGATCCTAATGTTGTTTTTGAAGTACAAGCAGACGACACTTTTCCTGTCGCCGACTTGTTCGGAAACTTCGACATTGTTGATGGATCACCAGTAGGCGATACTAAGTCTGGAATATCAAACGCAGAGCTAGACGTAACGACTGGTGCTACAACAGCCACGTTACCGCTTAAAGCGATTGATATATCTCAGGATCCTAATAACGACGATGTAGCATCGTCCAACACCAATGTACTATGCGTGATTCAGAATCACATCATGGGACAAAAAGGTGCTGGTTTAGCATAAGGAGTTAGTTAAATGGCAATTTCAAGAGCACAATTAGCGAAAGAGCTTGAACCAGGACTTAATGCACTTTTTGGTATGTCCTATGATTCTTACGATCAAGAGTATGAAGATATTTTTGTAATCGAGGATTCAAACAGGGCGTTTGAAGAAGAAGTGCTAGTCACTGGTTTTGGCGGCGCACCCGTAAAATCAGAGGGACAAGGCGTTGAATTTGACAATGCTTCCGAAAGTTTTAGCGCAAGATACACGCACGATACAGTTGCGTTGGCTTTTGCACTTACAGAAGAAGCGGTTGAAGACAACCTTTATGACTCTCTAGGTAAAAGATATGTTAAAGCATTGGCTAAATCTATGGCTAACACCAAAGAAGTCAAAGGCGCTGACGTACTAAATAACGCTTTCTCTTCCAGTTTTACTGGCGGTGATGGTGTTTCTCTAATCAATACTGCTCACCCCCTAGCCGGTGGTGG